ATGCTCGATCCCAATCTGCTGCGTAATGAGCCAGACGCAGTCGCTGAAAAACTGGCACGCCGGGGCTTTAAGCTGGATGTAGATAAGCTGAGCGCTCTTGAAGAGCGTCGTAAAGTATTGCAGGTCAAAACGGAAAACCTGCAAGCAGAGCGTAACTCTCGATCGAAATCCATCGGCCAGGCGAAAGCGCGCGGGGAAGATATCGAGCCTTTACGTCTGGAAGTGAACAAACTGGGCGAAGAGCTGGATGCAGCAAAAGCCGAGCTGGATGCTTTACAGGCTGAAATTCGCGATATCGCGCTGACAATCCCTAACCTGCCTGCAGATGAAGTGCCGGTTGGTAAAGATGAAAATGACAACGTTGAAGTCAGCCGCTGGGGTACCCCGCGTGAATTTGACTTCGAAGTTCGTGACCACGTGACGCTGGGTGAAATGCACTCCGGCCTCGACTTTGCGGCAGCGGTTAAGCTGACAGGTTCGCGCTTTGTGGTGATGAAAGGGCAGATCGCTCGCATGCACCGCGCACTGTCGCAGTTTATGCTGGACCTGCACACCGAGCAGCATGGCTATAGCGAAAACTATGTCCCGTACCTGGTTAACCAGGATACGCTGTACGGTACGGGTCAGTTGCCGAAGTTTGCTGGCGATCTGTTCCATACTCGTCCGCTGGAAGAAGAAGCTGATACCAGTAACTACGCGCTGATTCCAACTGCAGAAGTTCCGCTGACCAACCTCGTTCGCGGTGAAATCATCGATGAAGATGATCTGCCGATCAAAATGACCGCTCATACCCCATGCTTCCGTTCTGAAGCCGGTTCTTATGGTCGTGATACCCGTGGTCTGATTCGTATGCACCAGTTCGACAAAGTTGAAATGGTTCAGATCGTGCGTCCGGAAGATTCAATGGCGGCACTTGAAGAGATGACTGGTCATGCGGAGAAAGTCCTGCAACTGCTGGGCCTGCCGTACCGCAAAATCATCCTTTGTACTGGCGACATGGGCTTTGGCGCTTGCAAAACTTATGACCTGGAAGTATGGATCCCGGCACAGAACACCTACCGCGAGATCTCTTCCTGCTCCAACGTCTGGGATTTCCAGGCGCGTCGTATGCAGGCACGTTGCCGCAGTAAGTCTGACAAGAAAACCCGTCTGGTTCATACCCTGAATGGTTCTGGTCTGGCTGTTGGTCGTACGCTGGTTGCGGTAATGGAAAACTATCAGCAGGCTGATGGTCGTATTGAAGTACCAGAAGTTCTGCGCCCGTATATGAACGGACTGGAATATATCGGCTAATATCCAACTATTCTGAATCTAAAAAGCGCCCGCAGGCGCTTTAAGGTTTCTTGCTCCCCCTGATGATTTACTTATTTTTCAATGAATAAGCCCAAACAGGGGGAACAAATCAACACAAATTATAACTAATCGATGGACAGTTTATGGACACTTTCAGCCAACGGATTAAAGTTGATCGCGTCCTGTAAGAAGTCCGGCGAAAAATGAGCGTACGTCATTGTCTGCTGAATCGTGGCGTGCCCAAGGATTCGTTGTAACGTAACAATATTTCCACCATTCATCATAAAGTGTGTGGCAAATGTATGACGCATGACATGCGTAGCCTGCCCCTTCGGCAAATCCGGTTTCACCTCCTGAAGAATCTCCCGGAACTCCAGATAATTAACCTGATACAACAACCCCGTCCGACGGGTTTTAATCAGAGGCACAACCGAATCCGCCACAGGAACTGAGCGGGATTTTCCGTTTTTGGTGTTAAAAAACGTCACCCGGTTGCCAACGATATGCTCTCCACGTAGTTCCGATGCTTCACTCCACCGGGCACCAGTAGAAAGACACAGAATGGCAACACGACGCGCATCCCCCCTCCAGTCGCTCAAGAAGCCGTTCAATCTCATCATCAGAAAGAAAGGCCATTTCCGTGTTCTGAACTTTCAGTTTGCGTATACCGCGTACAGGGTTCGCATTGTGAAAGACCTCAGCTTCAATCAGCACCGTGAACATGGTAGACAGAACGCATAAATCACGATTAATGCTGGACGGCATTAATCCGGCCTGTAATTTCTCTGACCGATACTCGAGCATAAATTTTCGCGTCATATGACTGGCACGAGGATCTCCCATTTCACGAATAACCTTCTCTAGCCTGACCCTGTAGCTATCCCCGTAAGCCTGATTACGCCCGTCAAGCATCCACCACGCATCAAGCAGCTCTGATAATCGCCGCTGATCAGCTGGCTTAGCCTGCCATGGCTTGTCATGGAAGTTCTGCAACACATATTTCTCAAACTCCTGAGCCTTTGATTTCAGGGCGAAGATTTTTCGAATCCGCTTTCCTTCCGCCCCCTGCGGTCTGACATCGACCTGATAACGTCCGTCTTTGAGTTGCTTAATCGACATGATTAGCCCATCCAACGGATAAATTAACTAAATACTCCTTGCGAGATGTAATCCGCTCAATGTGTAAAGTCAGCCAACATTGCGGCCTGATCGGGGTGATTTTTGGGTAATGCCGATTGAAACCTGATCGCCCTCCGACTGAATAGAGCCATCAAGAGAGAGAGCCGGGGCAACCTGCCCGGCAGCGGGAAATGTTTTGTCGTGAAGTATCCACATAGTGTATTTTTCGAATCGCTCGACTTGGATTACTTTTTCTACAACCTCAATTCGCGCAGGTTTATATCCAGACTCATAATTTCCTATAGTCCCTACAGAAACCCCTGTTACTTGCGAAAACTGAGATTGTGTAAGTTTTTCCGCGTTTCTGATTGCCTTTAGTTTTTTGGCGTAATCTCTTGACATGTTCACCATACGATGAGTATCCTCTATTCTCACTTCACCACAAGGTGAAGTTAACAAACCCAAACAAACATTCATAAGGCGCGACAAGCGCACCAACGCAAGAGGATAACAAATGCGGGACATCATTGCCGATAAAGAGTTATCTGACACCCAACACCCCCAGAAAAGCGACGGTATTAGCGATTCCGCTGATGCCGCCAACGATGATGAACATCAGGAAAGCAAGCAAAGCCGCACCTACAAAAAGGGGGCAACTTTGCGGCTGGACGGACCAATCGCCGGGCTTTGCTCCCTAGAAAAAGGCGCTGCGTATGTCGGGCTAACAAAACTGGCACTTCGCACTGCCGTCGCTCGCGGACAAATGCCAGGACATAAAACACGCACTAATCCAGAAGATGAAAACTCAGACGGCGTATGGTGGTTTAACGCCAAAGAGTGGGACAAGTTGGCTGATGAGCTACCAGAGTGCGAACCCCCAGAATGGCACAACTGGAAAAGTTACTGGACGTATGACCGCCAGAAAAGAAAGTTCGCCCCAGTCGACAAAGAAGATTGCCAGACCGTTAACGGAAAACGGGTTTATATGGGTAGAAGTTCAAAACTGGAAAAACGCAGAGATCACGAGAGCGATTTATCATAAACAACATCAAGAGCGTCGAAGTATTCTTTGCTCGCCCGAAAGAATAGCGAGACGCATGATTGCTGTGGCTGGGGCTTTGAAATGACAAACTACGAAGACAAAGCACTACTGGAACGACTGGAAACCCTGAAAAACGAAAAGCCACACCAGAAGCTTTTGCTGGTTTTTCCGGGCAAACCACAGGTTGAAATCAGCATTGACTACCACGAATTACACAGAACGTTCGCTGACCTGATGGCATTTAAATCAAAGCTTCAGAATGGCGAAGATTTGAAAAATGTTACCCTGCATCCTGATGATGAATACGGTCATTTTTGTCGAGATGGTGTCAAAGAAACGATTGGAATGATTTTAGAACCAATATACGGCGTTGCGCTCCGTTTCCCCGCCAAAGAAATCTTTGAGCTTTATCGACAAATTTTAAGCAGTGACAACATGGTTATTGAGGTCGGAAATGTGCCAGAGAAAATCTCCGGCACGGGAGTTAAATAATCACTCAGGGAAAGTCCATGTACTTGCCTGAGGATATTTTTCCAACGTGAGCTTACGCACTTCGTGCATAAGCTTACGAATGGTATTTGATGGCTCTCCTTTATTAGGAGGATTAACCGGCGCTTTCTCTAATACAGAAATTGCCGCATTTAGCGCATCAATAACCTTTTTATCATAGGACATATTTTATTCCTTTGTGGTTGGTTGAACACGCGCCCTTTACAGCCCCTTCAAGACTGCGGGCGGTGGAAAAATACCACAAAACCATGCGCCGGGCATGGCTAAAACCCGGCACAAACTAACAACAGCAGCAGGATATTTTTGTATGAAGCAACGACGTAATTTTTCACAGCAACGCTTCCGCAACGGGGCGGAACGCCACGCTAACCGTTTCGCCACCAGTGCATCACGCAGCAGCTCTCGCTACAGCCTGAGCGAAACACACGCAACACCGGATGACCACGCTGTAAAACAAATCGGAGAGCACACCTGGCTGATTGAGAAGGCTGGAATCGTGGTCCACAAATGCCCGCGCAATCCGTTTACCGGAAACCGCATTTTTGCTCTGAGCAGCGGCGACAATCAGTTCGGGCAGGATTTCACATTATACGAAGCGCTTCGCACGGTTGATCGTCTGCTGCGTGGACAGAGTTTTATTAAACAGGCTGATTTATAACAGGTGCTTTATGACTAAAGACCATACTCAAGGTGTATTTATCCGCTTTATTGATTCTCGCGGTGAACTGTTATTGCGTGCATCAGCTATTAATGGTGTGGCCCAGACAAAAAACGCAACCACTCATATTTATTTGGACAGCGGCGCACAACTGTTCGTGGAGCTTCCGTACCAGACTGTACGCGAAGTCATTAGCGAAGCTGAAAAGGCACGTCAGATTAATAGCGATGAACCATACATCGAAATTATCTGCATGGATTCAAAAGCAGAAACCCAGAAAGCAGATTAAAAGGCGTTGCGATGGGCAAAGAATATAAAACTCTCATTAACAAAGCACTTGAGCGTTTTTATTTTCGCTTAAGTGCATCAGGCGCTCATGCTGAACGTGCAGCCCGTGACTCATTGACCAGGGCAATCCGGAGTCTGTATGACGTGGCTTTTTACGCTGATGATCTGGATGCGCTCAATGAGCTTTCAGAGCTTATCTGCGCCGCAGAATGCGGAGAGCATATTGAACCGTATAAACTGGGGAATATTGCATGAGTATATTTATGTCCTGGCTTGTCCTGATTATTTCGGTGCTTTGCGCAATCGGCATTATGCGAATTATTCATTCAGTGAAAAAGATTGAGCGTTTTTTCACTGGGAAGTAACAGCACAAACAAAACACCAGATTAAATAAGAAAAACGTAAAAACCATCCGCATTCGCGGAGGTATTCGCACAAGTAAATAACGGAGATACAAAAATGCACGCAAAAGAAGAAGGTATTATCAGAGCACTGAAAGAAATTTCAAAGACAGAAAACGAAGTAGCGAAAAAAGCCGTGGCCAATGCTCACATGGACGTCGCAACCCACACATTGATAGTCGCAAGAGTAACGGCAGAAGCAGCCGAAATTATCGCAAAACAGGGTGCTGAACTGGCGGTTCTCAAAGCACAACCAGTCGCCGGGCTGGATTTATCGAACATCGGACGCCTTATTTACACAATTGGCTCGGAGCTACAGCGATACACCATTATCGCCGAATTACAGGATAAATACCTGATCACTCCTCACCCCATAAGGGAATCAGAGCTTCTGACAAATCTCCGCCTGATAGAACGCTCTCAAGCTGTATTCATTGATGACGCGCAACGTGCCGTATTTAACGCATAGGGTTACTGGACAAAAGGGGGCGCAATGGCAATTAAGCATTTTCCCGTCGTTCGCTTTACCTCCAGAGGGCGCGAATACGAGGTCGATGAACGCCTGATTACCACTATCGACAAACATCGCTCGGAAAAGGATGCACACCACATCTACCTCACTGACGGCACTTACTTCTGCGCCACTAATGTGGCGCGGGTAAACCTTATCCGACAGGTACAGGAGCAGCGCAAATGAGCAGAAGGCGAATCACACGCAGGCATCGCCGCACACACATGAATTCCTTACCGACGCTGAAAGAACTCATTCAACACGAGATCGCTGATTTCTGCGCAACGCTGGGGTCGCCTGGCGAACCGGAAACACCAGAAGCGATGCAGCGCGAACTCATGATGCGCATTGATAACGTTTTTGACTTTTTCCTTAACCAGTAAGGGACCAGAACATGCACAAAGCCTTTGAACGATGGATGCGTCAGCGTTACGGCAACCGCTACGACCTGACGAGAGATACCGATGGTTACTACTGCCGCGAAATTGTGAAACGAATGTTTGAAGTGTGGTGCCACCGCCGCGGTTTATACGCCGTGTAAAGCACCACCACTAACGGGGTAAGAAATATGCACAAATTCAAACTCAAACCAATGGGTACACCAGGCGTGGCTCCGGCACATGTAAAGCCATGGGCACAATGGGAAGATGAAATGCTTATCTCGCTTTATCCGGAGCACAACACGCGCCAGATAACTGAACGAATTCAACGAACCCATGACGCCGTTATGCACCGACTTAGTTTTTTACGTGGCCGTGGATTGATTGGTCGCAAAAAAAAGACACTGAGTGCAAAGGAGATCGCCTTTCTCATCGAAAACCGCCGCACCAGAACGGCGAAGGAACTGGCCACCGAGATGGGATGCACCCGTCGCACAGTACAAGTGCACCTGAAAAAACGTGGTTACAGCCTGCGAAAATGTGGAGAACTCCACCACCTGACCAGATACAGCGATCACCTGGTGGAACTGGTGACTGAACTACATGATGAGCAACACATGACGTTCGCCATGATAGCAAAACACATTAATCACACACTGCAAATAAAAGTCACCACTCGCACAGCACGTTTTCTTTACGGTCGCCGCACCGCCGCCGACGCCGTGCTGTACGAGCTATTACCAAACTGAGTAATCATCATGCACACACAAAAAAACCGCTTGCCATGCCGCAATCAGTCAGGTTACATTTCCGCTGCACCTCATAAAACGGGTGTCGGGATTGCAACCCCCGCTGACAACTACAGCGCACAACCGCGCCAGCGGTTTTTTTGTGCGTACCGTATCGCCACGTCTTTTTCGCACACGAATTATGGTGGGGCGTATGGGGCCGACTTCGGTCGGGCCGGTTTCTGTAGTTGCCGGTGGTTGCAACCCCGTACGCCTCACCACCCAGAATTGCAACCTCTGGATGGTGAGTTTTCAAAACTTGCAACTACAGAGGCCACACCATGGCAAACCGCAAACAGCACCGCGCTATCGCGGAGCGTCGTCACATCCAGACTGAAATCAACCGCAGACTTTTCCGCGCATCACGCGTCGCGCAAATCATGCACATCAATATGCTGCATGAGCGCAGTCACGCACTATCGAACAGCTATTCCGCCTCTGTTTTCAGCTATCTGGCGGATGATCTGCGCGAGCTTCAGCAGCTCATCCAGCAGCAAAACAAACTCCATTAATTACTGTTCCGGGCCTTTCCTGCACCTTGCGGCGGGAGGCCTTCGCACATCTGTAACAAGAGGATTGCCGCAATGATTCTCGCCAACGACTTTCTTGAATACCTGCTCAACACAGAACGTGATCTTGCCGCTCGCGTGCGTGATCGTTATGACATGTACCTGAAATCCCTGCCTGTACCGCAGCTCGCTGATGGAAAGATTGTTATTGATGGTCGCTACATGATTGACAGCCACGAGGGAAATTACAGGCTTTACCGCATTGAAGGTGGCACCCCGTCCGTTATTGGCATTTACCAGCACCCATCCTCTGCAATCGTCGATGTGATTGCCGACAGCATCCGCATCACACATCGCCATGCCGACACAGAAGACACCGTGCTGGAAATTCAGCGGCTGGCTACAGTCTGCCGCGACACCCTGAATGGCATGACGAAGTAAATCACTATGACGGCAGAGTACATCAGGGACTGGCAACAACCGCGCCACGCAGTGGGGCGTGAAGGAACGGGGATCCCCGCTCCTGAATCCGCGCTTTCCTCCTGGCTGGATGCCTACCGGGTAGAGAACGAGCGCCGCCAGGAAATGGCTGATGCGGCGTTCTCCGCCACGCCGCTGGGCAACCTGATTAATAAAAGCCTGGACGCACAGGAAAAACAGGACAAAACCATCACACTGGCAGGAGACGCCAGAAAGCAGGCACGCGGCGCGGTGGATGAAGCCATGGCCTCGCTGCGCCTGCTGCCGTCCTATCTGCGCGATCCGCTTATTCGCCACCTCTCCTTCCTGCGCAAAAAACAGGAAGCCGATCGCCAGAAAGGCAAAAAGAGCTGGCAGGCGGAACGCTATGCACGCGGAACCCTGCGCAAAATATTCGAACGTCTGGATCGCACTGACGGACGCTGGCTGACACCGGGTTATCGCTCCCTTGCCGGGCGCGAACGCCTGGACGATTTGCTTTACCTGCCGCAGCTCAACAAGCACCAGATACAGACGCTGGCCACCATGACCGCGGCGATGTTCAGCAGCACCTTCGAAACACTCTGCGATGGCTTTGGTGCCAGAGATGGCGAGCTGACCATGGATGTAATGTTGAAGGCTTACCGGATGCTGGCTCGTATCGCATTACGCCTGCACATCATGCCGCCACATTACGAAGCCCTGAACAAGAGCGATCCGGATACGGAACTGCTGCCGGGCGCAATCCTCCGCCTGACCTGTGCGGACTGGTGGAAACGCAAACTGTGGCTGTTACGTTGCGAGTGGAGAGAAGAACAACTCCGCGCCGCCTGTCTGGTTTCCAGAAAAACATCACCCTATCTGAGCCAGGACGCGTTAAGCGAGTTTCGCGCACAGCGCGAGAAAACCCGCGACTTCCTGAAGAGCTTCGAACTGGAAAACGAAGACGGCTTCACGATTGATCTCGAGACAGTGTATTACGCGGGAGTAAGTAACCCGGTTCACCGTAAGGCAGAAATGATGGCCACCATGAAGGGACTGGAACTTCTGGCCGAAGCCCGTGGCGACAAAGCGGTGTTTCTGACTGTCACCTGCCCGTCAAAATACCACGCCACAACAGAGAACGGTCATCCGAATCCCAAATGGAACGGGGCCACCATGCGCGACTCCAGCGATTACCTGGTTAACACGTTTTTTGCGGCGGTCCGCAAAAACTGAACCGCGACGGCCTGCGCTGGTATGGCATCCGCACGGTGGAGCCTCACCATGACGGCACCGTGCACTGGCATATGATGGTCTTTGCTCATCCGGAAGAAATCGACAGCATCGTGGCCATCACCCGCGATATTGCCATTCAGGAAGACCGCCACGAGCTGGGCAATGATATTACTCCGCGCTTTAAGGTGGAGTACGTCGACGGCTCCAAAGGCACGCCAACCAGCTACATCGCCACCTACATCGGAAAAAACCTGGACAGCCGCGCCGTGGATGGAATCGATCCGAAAACGGGCAAACCACGCGTTGACCACGAAACCGGAAAATCAATGGCCGAGAGCGTGGAGCGCGCCATCGGCTGGGCGCGCCTTCATCGGGTCCGCCAGTTCCAGTTCTTTGGCATCCCCTCCCGTCAGGTATGGCGTGAACTGCGCCGCCTTGCCAGCCAGATGGCACGCAACCCGGAAGGCCCGCAACGGCTGAAGGATGACGCAATGGATGCGGTACTCGCTGCCGCCGATGCCGGGTGTTTTGCCTCCTACATTGAAAAACAGGGCGGCGTACTTGTTCCACGTAAAGACTACCTGATTCGCACCGCCTACGACCTCGCAGATGAGCTGAACGATTACGGCGAGCAGAGTGTACAGATTTACGGGATCTGGTCGCCGCTCATCGGGGAATCTTCCCGCGTGTGCACGCACCCGGATAACTGGAAGCTGGTAAGACGTAAACCGGAAGCGGAAGACAGCGCCCGCGAAAATGGTTTTGACCTTCAGGGCGGCCCTGCCGCCCCTTGGACTCGTGGCAATAACTGTCCCCATGTACAGGAAACGGACAACAACGGGACAGAACAGCCGAAAGAACGGCCAACACCGTGGCCTTTGCCTGATAACCATGAGTTACTCGCTAAAGAATGGCGGGAGTCTGCTGAATCTCTCGGCCTGCATATCGGTGAACAGCAGATGCAGCACCTGTTACGGGGCGGCAGTCTGTACGTTGACGGCAGCATCATTGCACCGCAGGGATTTGAAATTGTACGCAAACCGGATACCCGCCCGGACAGCCGAATCACGCAGCTCTGGCAGCGCCTGAGCCGTAATCACGGCGTAAGCAGCACGGAGATCCGCCATAACCCGGTCGCCAGCTATCTGGAACAGCTGGGGGCATCGAGACCCCGAAGCCGCCGCACGCCTGGCATCCACACTTCAGCAGGACCAGAACACCATGAAAACCCCTGTTACCGTGCTTTCTGACATGCTGCGCGCCATCCGTGACGCAGAGCACGCACAGAGAATCAGTGAAACCACTGAACGCGCCCGCCGCAAAGCAGACCTGCTGCGGGGTAGCCTGACCAGTGGAAACAAAAAACAGACAGAAACGGGATTCACAAAACCCGTAAATGAGCAAAAAACGCGCCGCGATATATGAAGCGCGCACAAAACAGGCGAAAGCGGGATTTAAAAATCCCGTAAACGGTTAATTAATCAACATAAGGAAAATCGACATGAAAATTTGTATCGACGACGGCTCCACCAACATCAAGCTGGCATGGACTGAGAACGGCGAACGCCGCAACGCCATCAGCCCGAACAGCTTCAAGTCGGAATGGTCTGCGCCGTTCGGTGGCACGCAGCCCGCGAACTACATGCTTGATGGTGTGCGCTATGGTTTTGATTCGGTCAGCGATCGCTTTGTCCAGACGACCGACACGCAATATCAGTACAGTGATGTGAATGTCATTGCCATTCATCACGCGCTGGTCAAATCAGGCATCCCACCACAGGAAGTGGATGTGGTTGTCACCCTGCCACTGAGCGAGTATTTCGATACAAACGCACAGCCGGACATGGCCAACATCAACCGCAAAAAAGCGAACGTCATGCGCCCGGTGGAGTACCAGAACAGCGAAGCATTCACTATCCGTAACGTACGGGTTATGCCTGAATCCATTCCGGCTGGCTTTAAGGCACTGGCTGACATGAGTCCGTTTGAATCCCTGCTGATTGTGGATTTGGGCGGAACCACGCTGGATGTGGCAAAGGTTCAGGGGCAACTGGCAGGTATCAGCCAGGTGTTTTGCGATCCACACGTAGGCGTTTCTCTGATGGCCGATGCCGTACTGTCGGTGATGGCCACTAACGGTATGCGCACCAGTCACCACATCGCCAATACCATTATCGAACATCGCCATGATGAAGCCTGGCTGCGCCAGCACATCCACAATGACGCGCATTACGGCAGCCTGATGGCGGTTATTCGTGAAAAGGAGGAAACACTGAAACAACGCGTGATCCGCGCGCTGGCGGGTTTTTCGGGTTACGGGCGGGTGATGGTTGTCGGTGGCGGGGCGGAGATTGTGGCACCCGCTATCCGCGAAGCCTGCGGAGTTAATGCGACTTTCATCGCGGATGGGGTGCCACAGTTTGCTCTGGTTAATGGGCTGTACGCAATGGACAAGGAGTAAACCAATGACGACACCAACCAGACGGATAAGTTTCTATCTGAAGCCTGCGGCCGTCAAGAACGAAAGCGAAGCATGCGCCTGGCTGGACAGCCTTACACCAGAAGCCCGCAAAAGCGGCCAACGCGTGGCTTTTCTGGCCGGGCTGGCACTTCTGAAAATGAATCCAGCAGAGGCTTACCGACTGGCTGCATGGGCTGACGATGAGGCGTTATCCGTGACACAAACCAGGACAGAACGCCCCGTGTCACAGCCAGTGCCAACCGCACAGATAACCAGTCAGATGGCCGGAAATATCAGGGCGTTATTCCCCGAATAACACAACGTCAGGGCGAGTTCGCCCTGATCTCCACCTCAGAACATAAACAAGGAGACCGACTTAATGAGCGAAATCAACTATCAGGCACTGCGTGAGTTAGCAAAACAGGCAACACAGGGCGAATGGGTCGCATTTATTTCGACGGGTACTGGTACGTATGCGGTGCATACGCCCGGTGATAAACGATGTGAAGACGTTATCAAATGGCCCGGCTTTGACGGACAGAAAAACGCAGAGAACAACGCTCGTTATATCGCAGCTTTCAACCCTGAAGTAGTGCGGGCTCTGTTGGATGAACGAGAAGCCCAAAGCAAACGCATTGCAGAGCTGGAGGCTAATTTCACGGAGCTGGCAGCGGAGAATGCCGCAATGAAGCTGTTTATCAGGGGCAGTTGCTATGTATTTGATGGGGAGCAGCCCGACATTTCTGATGAGTACTCGCCTGCTGATGAATCACCACTCATGCCAGATACGCCAGCCACCGACGCCTTCCAGAATATAGTGCGGGCACGGGGTGTGGAAATAGCCATCACGGAGTTAAACCAGCTTGCGGAGCGCAGCGAGAAAGAGGCGCCGATAGCAGCGGAATATCATCGCACATCCGCGCTATATCTCCAATTGATTGCCGCCCAACTTCGCAAAGGTGTTGCGAAATGAGCGCGATAAAAACTCATACAGGAATTGTTATCACCAGGAATGGCGAAAAGCGTTTGAAATTGCATTCAACTAAAACATCCTGGGTTGTCGGACGTTCTGAATCCTACGACAAAAAAACTGGCTACCGCTGGGGCGCGCCAAATATGCGGCGACGCTTACTTCTGAACAGTATCAGACCAATAAAACAGGAGTAACCATGTCCACCATTACCAAAGAATGGCTACAACGTAAAATCACAAAGTTTAAATCGTGGCGCGAAGACATCCCGTTCGGTCTTGATGAAGACGATCACAATATGTTAATCGCACTTGCATCACTGGAAGCAGAGCCAGTGGCATGGATGCATGTAAATAACGGCATCGGAATACCAGCAATAACAAGGAGTAAAGATGTTGCAGACAGCTGGCGCTCTAAGGGATGGAATGTAATGCCTCTTTATTCACTGACCCACTCCATCAATTTATGCCATTAATGGAAGTAATCACGATGAAAGATAATTCCGGAAGCCAGCGTGCATCAGTTGCAGTTATGGTAATGATTAAATTTGTGAAACAGTACACCGGAAAGCCAATCTCACTCCGGCAATTAAGCAAAGAAACCGTTTCACTGTCATATCTGGAGCAAATATTCAGATATTTACGGGAAAGTAGCCTGGTAAAAGCCACACGCGGCCCGGGTGGTGGATATATCCCGACAAAAGAAAATTACAGTGTTGGTGATATTGTCCGGGCAATGAAATGTTCCGGATTATATACACAGCACGTTATTCTGGCTGCACTGGATAATATTTCTTTAACCAGCCTGCAGGAAGACACAAATTATCAGTTGTCTGCCATTGAATAAGAAAACCCGGAACGGGTGCGCAAATTCTTTGTGCGCCCGTTCCGGGTTGGACAAGCGAAGCGCGTCAGCTATCCGGCCTGCAACAACTCCAGAGCCATTTGTTTTTCTTCCGGGCGCATCCGCTCAATCAACAGCTTTAACACACCATTCTCCAGCCCGCTGGGCACCAGTGTGTGCGAGTAGGTCAGATTCATCACCCAGGTATGTCCGCACTCGAGACGGGTGCAACGGTAATACACATCAGCAAACTGATCGGTTTTCCAGGCTGTTTTCTCAATCACCGCATGTGCACCACAGCAATGACATCGCGCTTTTTGTCTGCGCATTTTCCACCTCCCGGAACAGCGTTTTACTGCCGCCGATTTTACCCGCTCTTTCCTCATACCGCACATCACTCCATGGGTTCATCAAAATCAAGAATAAATTTCACCTCCCCCAGTCGTCTGATATCCGGGTCGCTGTTGATCCCCTCCATAATCAGGCGGCGCATCGGGATAACCTCATCCCTGTAATATGCCTCGCGGGATTTCAGTGGGTCACCAAGCCCGGCCGTATTTGCGGGAATGATGCCGGCAAGTCCGGGTGGAAAACGGTGCGCAACGAGCTGATCCTGGGCACTGATGGTTTTTATATTCAGGAACTCATCTTTTGTACCTGAATCCCCGATAGGGATCACCTTAACGCCTTCTTTGTCTCCGCCAGGTATATTGATAAACATGGATTTAAAATTGCCCGCCCCTTTTGACGCCTCTATCTTTTTACGGAATTCCGCCTCGAGATCGGGATCCATGTCCGGGTCAGTGGAATACAGGATATAACCCAGATGTGCGCCGTTCTTGTAATACTTGCGGCGAAAGCGGGTGGCATCCACATTCAGCATGGCAGATTCCATCCCGTGAATATAATCCGGGACACCGTAAACCTGCTGTTGCGGGTCATAAATGGCCACGAACACCACTTCGCCTGGCGGGTAAACGAGATCTTCCAGTGCCGCCTGCACAATCACCGTGCCACCCTCGTTGTTACGCCGCAGGTACAGAGAAGGCAACGTATGCAGGCGCACCACCCGCCCGAAACCATTGCGCACTTTAAGCAGTCCCATATCCCCGAATATCAGCAGATTGGTCACCGCTGCCGCCATGGCGGCGTGTGTCATACCACCACCCCCACGAAAACCCTGCATAATCATATTGACGCGCGCACGCAGTACCGCGCCGTGATACGGTGCGATATTGGCCAACATGGCGAGATCCATGCGCTCAATGGGCGGCGTGTACCAGCCGTTATAACCATCCCAGAGCGAGCCGTAATAACAGCCCCATGCAGCGACCGGTTCCGGGTCACCAAATTCAATAAACGTCATTTTGCTGGCTGTTTTTTTTGCCACGCCATCGTGTAACACGGGGGATTTTTTCTTTTTACTCATCTGACAGGATCCATGTTGATTTGCGCTTGTGCTTATAGTTCAGGGGTTCATTACTTGCGGCATGAGCTATGGCAAAGAAGATGTCAGAGTGCCCGGTTTCTTCGCTACGTTCGGCGGTGAAAGTGACTTTATTGCCGCTGTTGGTGGATTCCTGACGAATGGCCAGGAACGATGCCGGAATATCCGTGGCTTCCTCATCCCACTCAATACGGTTGGCGTAAATCAGATCCAGCATCTTCATCACCAGACGGTTTTTGGATTCCACGCTGTAATGAATGGCCACTGTTTCACGGCGGGCAAATCCCTGAACCAGTTCAAAGACACCGTAGCCAAGACCGGTGACGTCAATGCCGATAAACGTCATGTTATAGCGTGCCTTAATGCTGCGGATACGCTCTGCCATAAACTGGAATGACATGCTGCGCCAGTGGTGTTTTTCCAGCACGCGGAATCGTTCTGCCGCAACCAGCGGCGGTGCCAGCACAACAAATGTGGCGTTATCGCCGGAGCGCGCAGGGTCAAAGCCGCCCCAAACCTCACGGTTACCAAATGGCATGGGATCTTCCGGGTGAAAATCCTCCCACGTACTGACATCAACACCACAACGCACAAGATCATCGAATTTAAAGACGCTCTCTTTGTCATCCACAAACACACACATAAACAGCATATTGAACGCTGTTTCGTTGTATCGCTCGCGCAGCTCGTTGATGTCAGCAAGGTTAAAGCCGCCGGCAATGGCATCTTCCAGCGTAACCACATAGCGCCACTGACCATCCGGACATTCACGCCCACCATCGCGCAGCTCATCAAAGGACGGAAACTCAACCCCTTTTCGTTTCGGATCGCCTTTGCGCCATTCATCGCCAGACCAGAACGGGTAACCCTGGTGTGTTTTGGATGACGGCGTGGAGAAATAGGTAATGCGCCAGTGTTTATGGGTGGCCATCCCTGATGCCACTTCATTGAGACGGCGAAAACCGGGGATCCACAGGTATTCATCAATATACAGGTGGCCGCTGTTTGACTGCGCTGTGTTACTGTTGGTCGCCAGAAAATACAGTTCAGCCAGATTACTTAACTTAACCGGATTGCCTTTAATGGGAATGCCAAACTCTGTTTGTGCAATCTTAACGATATAGGTGCGGAACACTTCGGCCTGACGTTTTGATGCCGATAAAAATATCTGTGTGTCGCCGGTTAATGCCGCATCTTCAAACGCCTCAAACGCGAAGTAATACGTCGCCCCAATCTGGCGGGATTTAAGCAGGTTGCGTACACGGCGGAATTTGTTTTCACGCAGGCGCAACTGATAAGCGAACAGTTTTTTGGTAAACGGCTCAAAACTTTCAGCAGTCAGTCCGGAAACGTCATTAGCTTTACGGGGGCGCTCTTTCTTACCTGCACCTTTTTCTCCGCGTTCTTCTTTTCCATAACGACCAGGCTGGGGAATGTCCGCACCCATTCGTGCAATCTCAGCCATTCGCTCCGTGTGCTTGTTTCTGACCGACATCAGTTTGACGTGGTGGCCAATCAGGCGATCGAGTTCATCGTGTTCTTCCGGCGTTTTATGGTCACGCTCCGCCAGTACAGCGAGACGACGGGCGATAACATCCTCCACGCCTTCAGTATTAAGCTGTGTGTACCACTCAAACTTTGTCGCCCAATAATAAACAATTCGCGGACTGTTCAGTCCGAGCTTCTTTTGTATTTCTTTTGGGGTGTGCCTTTTCAGATAGAGTGATTTTGCTGCGGCAATAACTTCATCAGAATAAGCCATAAACTACCTGTGGAATTTATTTTAATGGGTTTTCATCTTTTTCCGGTTCGTTCCGTAACGTTCCGTAATATCCCATTATTTGCCGCAGGCATTTTTTTAACGATTATCTGTTTTCGGTATTTTTCGGATATATGCGCATATCCGAAAGTACCGGAAATTAATCAGATGACGACGTTTTTATTTCTCCGTTAAATAACGCCAGTTTAATTTTTATCAGCGGATTAATTCAGATGACGAAGCAGAAAACAGACTGGGTTGTGGTTGCCACATCAGGCCCCACCATCGACGGTCGGGAAATTGATCCGAAGTGGCTGACAGATGCCGCCGAGGTTTATAACCCGGACGAGCGAGCCGCCATGCTCTGGCCATATCACGCTGATTCCGGATGGCGTGCCTTCACCAATAACTACGGCCTTGTTGATGCCCTGAAAGTCGAAAAATTTGGTGACAAGGTGCAGCTTAAAGCACGCCTGATCCCAAATCGCTTCCTGATTGAAGCCAATAAGGCCGGGCAGAAGCTTTTTACCTCTATTGAGGTGCGGGAAAACTATCTGGGCACGGGCAAATTCTTTGTATCCGGTATCGCTGTGACTGACACACCGGCCAGCATCAACACCACCCGCCTGCAATTTTCGCAGGGAGATTCCATTCACATGGGGAATGCAGAAGAACTGAATTTCACGCTGCAGTCTGACGACGAGCAGGCCAAACGCAGTTTCTTTTCCGACCTTTTCTCCATGGGACGCAACAAACAGGAAAACGATATGAACGAAAAGCAGTTCGGTCAGTTGATGGACGCCATCAACAAAACCGGCGAACGCCTGGACAAACTGGAAGAAAACGTCGCGCAGTTCAGCGCGAAGGATGCCCCGAAAAATACCGGTGATAACAAGCCGGAAGGCAGCACTGGCGATCAGGGGCAGGACAACGCAGAACAGAACAACAAGGACGACAAAACCTTCACGCTGACCACCGAGCAGGGTGAAAAGCTGTTCTCCACGGTGAACGCCATCGCGGAGAAAGTCACCAGTATGGAAACCGCATTTGCTGAACTCAGCAAGGATGCCACAAAGCTGCCGGGTAACAATCCGGCCGGTGGCGAAACTTTTAACCTGGTGTAACCGGAGAGAACGCAATGAACATGACACCAGAAGCACAAAAGCTGGTTAATCAGTACCTCAGCGAACTGCAAAAAACATTCAGTGACTGCGCTGTCTCAGGTGATCGCACTTTTTCCCTGACCGAACCGCGCAGCATTGCCCTGCGTAAAGCACTACTGGAAAGCACCGAGTTTCTGAGTTTCATCACCTGCATGGACGTTCCGCACCCGCAGGGACAGGTCGTCACCGTTGGCGAATCCACGCTGCGCACCGGTCGCGTGAAAAGCGGTCGTTTCGCCAAAGGTTCAGGCATCAAAGGCAACGAATTTAAACTCGTTGAAACTGATTCCTGCTGCGTGATCACCTGGGAACAACTCGCCATCTGGGCGAATGCCGGCAGCCCGCAGGAATTTTTCAACCTGATGAACTCCGCCGCCGTTACCAACTTTGCGCTGGATATGCTGCGCATTGGCTTTAACGGTAAAACAGCAGCGGAAAACTCCGATCCTGAAAGCCATCCGAACGGCGAGGACGTCAACATCGGCTGGCATGAAATCGCCCGTGAGTGGGGAGAACAGCCTGGAAATACCTCCCGTATTCTGACAGACGCCGTTACCCTGGGTGAAGGCGGCGATTACGTGGGACTGGATGCCATGGCATCTGACCTGATCCGCACTTACATCCCGGCGCAGTATCACAACGATCCACGCCTCACCGTGCTGGTCGGCGCTGACCTTGTGGCCGCCGAGGAGCTGCGCCTCTACAACAAAGAGGACAAGCCTACCGAAAAAGTGGCCGCACAGTTGCTGACGAAGAACATTGCGGGCCGCAAGGCCATCATTCCGCCGTTTATGCCGGGCAAGCGTATGGTGGTGACCGTGCTGCCAAATCTGCAGATCCTGACGCTGAAGGGTTCCCGCCGTCGTAAAGCGGAAGATGTGGGCGATCGCAAACAGTTCGAAAACTCATACTGGCGTTATGAGGGGTACGCCCTGGGCGATCCGGATTTATATGCTGCCGTGGATGAGTCTGCGGTCACCATCGCCTGATAAACGGAGTGCGCGGTATGCCAACGCCAATGCAGCGACAACGAGCCCGACAGATGGATGAGCGCCGTGCGGCGCTCATGACCAGAACAGACGGGCGCACCGTCAGCACAGAAAGTCAGCACATTAAGCTGCTGGCACTGGATAACGACATCAGACAACTGCACAACATGGAGCTGCTGTCTGACAAGCTGGAATTCAAACGGAACACGCTGCTGCCCCGCTGGCTGCCACACGCACAGGCTTATCTGGAGGGGGAACGCGTCTATCAGAATCCCGTTCTGGTGTACTGCATCATCTGGCTGTTTGATACCGGGCAGTTTGAGCTGGCGCTGCAGTGGGCTGACATTGCCATTGAGCAGGGGCAGAAAACGCCGGAGAACTTCAAAAGTGAGCTGCCAACGTTTGTGGCCCATTTCATTCTCGAATGGGCAGAAACAGAAGCCGAACGCGGGAACAGTATCGCACCGTATTTTCAGCAGGTGTTTGAAAAAATCCGCGACAAATGGCGTGTGAATGAACGCCTTGCTGCCCGCTACTGGCGCTTTGCAGGCGTCCAGCTGCTGCGTAGCGATGACGGCAAACCACTGGCCAGTGCAATTAGTGATCCGGGGATACTGCAACAGGCCGACCAGTATCTGGAGCAGGCTGCCTGGCTGCATCCAAAAATTCAGGTGAAAACCCTGCGCCAGCGCATTGCCGCAAGACTGCGCGCATTGCAGGGAACGTAAACGACTCCCAACAACCGGGCGGGCGCGGTGGAGGTGTGCCGGCAAAAGCCATCAGCACACTGCGGAAACCGGTCAGCCCGCCTTTCCTCGGAGTGAGCATGTTTGACGGGAAAAGCATTCACTATCAGCAGGCCATTATTCAGAACGATGGATTCTGGCCGGATATTAATGCCGGCGATTTTGAAAAGAGCCGCAGCATCCCCGCCGTCACGTCACACGAAACGGTGCTGACGGCGCTGCTTTGCGCGGTAACAGAGATTAACACTGAACTGGCTGCGCGCCGTGAATACTGGCAGGAACAGGGCCACATCCGGGCTGCTGATATTCCGGGTTACACCGTGTTGCAACCAGAGCCGCGCAATACGGATGCACAATCAGAACGGATGCAGAACCACATTACAGCACTGTACACCAAGGCTGTGTATGCGCGCGCAAAGGCCGATCTTTTGCCGGAATCTGCCAGTGTGGGGCGGCGCGAAGCGCAGCCATCATCAGAAGCCAGCGAGAGCCGCCGGACGTTGCTGGCTGAAGCGGCCATGGCGGTGCGTGCGCTGCTGGGCAGACCGCGCGCCTCTGTCGCGCTGATTGATTAAGGAAACGGTATGACGCAACTCGCAAGCCTGACGGCATTCATTGAAAACAATCTGCCGGCACGCGCACGCATTCCGTTCACCAGTGACATGGATGATATCACGCTCGTTCCGCTCACAAAGTCGCTGGGGCACGGGCAGTTATGTACGCAGGCCAGAAAATATACGGCTTTTCTGCGATGGGACGCATGGCCCTATCGTCAGCTCGATCCGGATTTGGTGTTTTCTCTGGTTGAAGCCTGGCTGGCAGACAACGGCGGCGACCTGCGACAGCGCCTGACACCGGATGCGCCAGCCGTGGACGTCGAAGTGGATGATGAAAATGAAGTGGCATGGCTGGAAATCAGTCTGCCGCTGGTTGATCCCATCACCCTGATTGAGGATGAAAACGGCCCCATCCCCAGAGGCGGAAAACGTTACCGGCTGGAAAAACCTGAAATCTGGGTGGCTCAGGCACATCAGCTTCACTGTCAGGTGATGCCATGACGCGCCCTGCGATTAATGAATCACAGCTCCGGCAGGTTCATCGCGCCATCAGAGCGGCAGAACTTCCGCCGGTAAAGGCCAGAAAGCTGCTGGTTCGTATTGCGAAATACGGCCTGATGCCAGCTGCACGACGCAATGTGAAAGCACAGAGAACACCGGAAGGGGCAGCCTGGGCACCACGAAAAAGACCAGATAAAGCCAGCGGTAAGTATAAAAACAAAATGCTGCTGGGACTGCCAAAACTGCTGGCCATCAGGGTTGACAGTAACGGGAAAAGTGTCCGCCTTTTCTTCAAAAAAGGGGGCTACAACACCGGCTCTCATGGCGGGGCGGTCGCGTGGGTGCAACAGCACGGTGCAACCATCAAAGGTCGCGCCACAAAACGCCGGAACAACGAAACCATGCGCACCCGACCCGCCACACGACGGCAGGCGGAGCGGCTTCTTTCTCTGGGCTTTCGCGCCCCCGTCGGCGCAGTCAGCAAAAAAACCGGACGCAGGGGACGCAGAAAGCCCTCCCTGAAATGGATTATGGAAAACATGAGTATGGCGCAGGCCGGACTGGTGATCAGCATTCTGAAAGGCGAGCAGAAAAAACGTGTATGGGAAATAAAAATCCCCTCCCGCGCATTTCTGGGAGCCAGCGATGCTGAATTTACCCGCATTCTGGAAGCGCAGTTGCGTAGCCTGCATTACGGCGGCACGAGATAACAAAATCAGGAGACAAATTATGACCTGGCCATCTGTCACGATTGAACAGTACAACACGTTCAGTAGCTCGCCGGACGGCGTGGAAAATACACTGTTGTTTGTGGGTAGCGCACAAAACAACAAAGGCAAAGTTCTGCCGGTTAACGCCAACAGCGATCTGGATGAGTTGCTGGGAACGAACGCGAGCCCGTTGAAAAATTTCCTTCAGTCCGCTCTGACCAATGCTGGACAGAATGCCTTTTTTTATGTCGCCGTTCTGCCGGACGCAGGCAAAGGCAAAGAAGCAACGCCGGCCTGCCAGGCATGGCAAAACGCCGTGCTGGCCGCTCAGGAAACCATTTCAGTTGAAGGCGTGGTGATCACTGAACCGGTCAGCACGAAGGATGACATCAACGCCATACAGGCGTTACGTCAGACCATCATTAATAAATATCAGCGCCGCATCTGGTTCATCCTGACCATCACCGCCAACGACGGCAGTAAAACCTGGGCGGAATACGTCGCCGAACTGACCACGCTACAGAAAGGTATTGCAGCCCCGCAGGTCATGCTGGTTCCGGAGATTTTTGGATTTGAACCGGGCGTTCTTGCCGGTCGCCTGTGTAACAACGCCGTCACCATTGCTGACAGTCCCGCACGCGTGGCAACCGGGGCTCTGTCTGCACTGAAAACCACAGAACGTCCGAAGGACAGCGCAGGACAGGCAATTGATCTCGCCACCCTGCAGGCACTGGCTACCGCCCGCTACAGCGTGCCCATGTGGTATGCCGACTATGACGGCCTTTACTGGGCTGATGGTGTGACACTTGAGGTGGAAGGCGGGGACTACAACGTCATTGAGCATGTCCGCATTGCAGATAAGGTGGCGCGCCGCGTGCGACTGATGGCCATCCCCAAAATTGCCGATCGTTCACTGAACAGCACACCGGGCAGCATTGCCGCACATGAAACGTTGTTTGCCCGCCCGCTGCGTACCATGGCGAAATCCAAGCAGATTAACGGTGTCACCTTTCCGGGCGAAGTGAAATCGCCACAAAAAGGCGATGTGGCCATCACCTGGCAGGACGAAAAGACGGTCAGTATCAGCATTGTTGTTCGCCCTTACGCTTGCCCCAAAACCATCAAGGTGGGCATTCAGCTGGATAAATCTCTGGAGGAAAGTGCATGACCACCCGCATTAACGGCATGGCGTTTGACACCTTTATCGGTGGAACGGATATCCATGTGAATAACATCTCGCTGGACATCAGTGATGAAAGCGCCGTTGCCAAAACCCGTGGCATCCCTGACGGCAAACTGCGCGGCCCCGTCAGTGCCGAAGGTGAAATTGAAATGAGCACCCGCAGTTTTAACCAGCTAGGGGAAGTGGCCGCTCAGGCAGGATCATGGCGCGATCTGCCGCCAATGGATTTTGTGTTCTACGCCAACACCGGTACCGAGGAAATCCGCGTCGAAGCCTTCGGTTGCGAGCTGATGCTCTCCGGGTTGTTAAGCATTGACACCGGGAGTGCAGACCTGACCACGCACAAAATCAAGTACGTGGTGGCCAGCCCCGATTTTGTGCGTATCAACGGCGTGCCCGTTCTCTCAGAGAACGACGTGCGCGGGCTGATGGGGTGAACCATGCAGGAGCATGAACGCACCATCATCACCCTGGGCATTCTTGGCGGCATTGCCGCCGCCAGCCGGGTGCTGGCTGGCGCGGAGCCGATTACATTGCGGTTGTTTGTGGGGCGAACCCTGCTGGGTAGCGCATTGGGTGTTTCTGCTGCAGCCCTGCTGGTTCGTTATCCGAATCTTGACCCGCTGGCTATTGCCGGCGCTGGCACCGCAATGGGCGTAGCCGGCTACCAGATTGTTGAAATTTTCCTGCGCCATATGCGCCGGAAGCTGGGCGAGAAAGAAAACAAAGAGGAGTAACAGCGATGCTGTCCCGCAGGGAACAAAAAGCCGCTGCCGCCTGGAAAATTATCCGGGTGCTGTGGCACTGGCTGCGCAAACCTCAGCAACCCCGTAAGGAGCAAAAATGAAACTCTCCGATAAGCAACAACAATTTACCGTCATGGTCGGCAAACTCATCCAGTTTGCCCATCAGCGCGGTTATGGCCTGACATTCGGTGAAGCGTACCGCACGCCGGAGCAGGCAAAACTCAATGCGCAAAAGGGATCCGGCACTGCCAACAGCCTGCACTGCCAGCGGCTGGCAGTGGATTTTAATCTGTTTATTAACGGTGAATATCAGACCCGCACAGAGGCCTACCGCGAACTGGGCGAGTACTGGGAATCCCTTGGCGGTGCATGGGGCGGTCGTTTTAAAAACCGCCCGGATGGCAATCATTTCAGCCTTGAGCACAACGGCGTGCGCTGATTCCGATACGGGATAAGGCCACCGACAGTCTTAATAAGCCTCCTGATGGTCTTATTAAGCCCTCTTATTCTTGACATTAACAGGAAATGATGATGAACGATAAAAACACCCAAACCACTGCAGAAAACACCATCACTTTACAGGTGGGCGAGCATGAACTGACGTTTATCCCGACAGTTAAAGCCTACAACGACCTGCAGAACGACTTCATGCCGGATAACAAAATCGCGCCACTGAAAAACTACCTGCGCCGCATCGTGATTAAAGACCACCGCGATCTGCTGAATCAGTTGCTGGAAAAGCCAGGAATGCCGGCAAGCCTGGCAACGGCCGTGAATAACGAGTTCGTACCGGAAGTGGAAATCACCGTAAAAAAATAAAAAGCCATCTGGGGGCCATTGATCGCAATGACCTGACCCGGATGCTAATCCTGCGCCGCCACTGGCTGCCCGGCGAAGATGATTCGCCGCAGTCACTGGCTGCCGCCGTCTGGCTGGATAACCACTACTGGGGAAATATGGGTATCGCCGTCAATAACGGCATTATTCGCGCTTTTAAAGGATCGTAATGTCACAGCAGCGTCTTGAATTACTTCTTGAACTGACAGACCGCCTGACAAGACCGTTACGTGCGGCGGGCCGACAGGTTCAGGGATTCGCCGCAACAAGCCGGGGAGCCTTCCGCAATATCGCCACCGGTGGCGCTGCACTCTGGGGCGTGGGTGCCGCCGTGAAAGGCGCACTGATGCCGGCTATTGAAATGGACCGGGCGCTCGGTGAGGTGAAGTCACTGGGCGTCGCGGAATCCGGGTTGCGTAAACTCAGTCGGGCCGCCGTTGATTTCACTATGGAATACGGCGGCGCGGCGCAGGATTTTGTACGTGCTTCTTATGATATCCAGTCAGCCATCGCCGGATTAACTGACGATGAACTCTCCCGTTTCACCACCGCATCAGCAACAGTGGCTGCGGCAACCAAATCCAGCAGCCAGACAATTACCGCCTACATGGGCACCATGTACGGCATTTTTAAAGACCAGGCTGATGCCATGGGAAAAAGCAAATGGGTTGAGCAGGTTGCCGGACAAACCGCCACCGCCGTGCAGATGTTTAAAACAACCGGCGATAACATGTCGGCAGCGTTCACCACGCTGGGTGCCAGTGCAAAAGCAGCCGGTATTGATGCGGCTGAACAGTTCGCCGTGCTGGGGCAGTTGCAGGCTACCATGAGCGGCAGTGAGGCCGGGACAAAGTACAAATCATTTCTGGCCGCTGTAGGCAGCGCCCAGAAAAAGCTGGGGCTTAATTTCGTGAATAAAGACGGCACGATGAAAAGTGTTGTCGAGATCATGAAACTTATCAGAGGCAAATTTGGTGATCTGTCAAAAGTGGCTGACTCCGATTTGCTGAAAAGCGCATTTGGCTCTGATGAGGCCGTGGCCATGATTAAATTGCTCAATGCAGACATTGGCGGACTGGAAAAGAATATCGCCACGCTGGGCAATATCAAAGGCATGGATAAGGCTGTCGAAATGGCGCAGGCCATGGCCGACCCGTGGGAACAGGCCGCCGCAATTATTAACGGCATTCGTATTGAAATCGGCACACAGCTGTTGCCCGTTCTGTACCCGTTCATCCAGAAAAGCAACGAAGGCGGTAAATCCTTTGTTGCCTGGTTACGCCTGTACCCCAATATCACCCGCGCCATTGGCCTGTTGACCGGTGCACTGCTGGGCATTGCTGCCGTGGGGGCCGTGACAAACATTGTGGTGGGCGCAGCAAAGTTTGTCTGGACCGGGCTCCGGCTGGTCTGGCTGGCAGCTACTGCGCCTCTGAAAATCCTTATTCTGCTGAAACGCATGCTGACTGCCACCATGTGGGCATTCTGTGCCGTCGCCCGAACGGTCAGGGCGCTGTATCTGGCCATGACCCTTGTAATGGGAACATACAACATCAAAGCAAAAATTCAGCTGGCGCTGCTGAAACTACAGCGTGCCGGACTCTGGCTTTACTCCATTGCTCTGGGGGCCACTGCGGTGGCCATGAAAATTTATACCGCCGTTACCAGCGGTGCAGCTGTTGCCACTCAACTACTTTTCAGCCCAATTACGTTAATCATCCTGGCACTGGCTGCGCTGGGTGTGGGCATTTATTTCCTGATCACCCGCTGGGATGAAATCAAGGCCGCACTGATGGACACCGCCGCCTTTCAGTGGGTGGCGGGAATGGTTGGCAGTATGGGGACATGCTTCGACAAGGCATGGGGCGCAATCCGGGATGGCTGGAATGCACTGGTTAACTATTTTTCCACGCATTCACCACTGGACGCCCTGAAGAATATCGCCGGCGGCATACTGAAGATTTTCAGCAACCTCTGGGAGCTGGTGAAACAGTCCTTCAGTGATTCATGGGGCTGGATTGTGGACAAACTCAACATGATCCCCGGCGTTAACATCGACACGCCAGAAAGCGCAGGGAGCGGCGAAGGCTCCGTATTAACCGGCGGAAAAGCCATCAGTGCAGGACCGGGCGGCATTGCGGCAGAGATGCGGAACAACAGCGAAAACCAGACCACAATCGACAACTCCCGCCGCGTGGTCAATGTCAACGTGCAGGACGCATCCCCTGCCCGTCTTAACGAATGGATGGAGCTACATGCTTACTGACCAGCCTCTTTACATCGATTTGCTCATCACCGGTCGCAACTTCACGCTGAACAGCGCCGCCGAACCAGTGCTGTGCAACAACAGGGAAAGTATCGCCCAGGACTGCCAGCACGCCATCATTGAAAGCGGACTGGCCACACGTCTGCTGGCAGAAAAAAGCCAGACACTTCGCGCCGACATCATGATGCAGATGACACTGTTGATTGAGGATGATGAACGCATCACGCCGGGCACCGTCAGTGTAACGGAGGAATCACCTCTTTCCGGTCGCCTGCTGATTAACGCCCATACAGAAGATTTTTTTGAACCCCTGACTTTTACGGTATCCCTTGATGATTAACGGTAAACCCACCGCAGATTACGAGCGCATTCTGGCTGATAACGGCATGCCGGTAACCGAAGAACAGGTACGCGCTGAATTTGAAGCCATCGTTAAAAACGAAGGGCTTATCACCAACACATCCCGCATGTCGCCGTTCTGGCGACTGATTACAGCCATCACCTCAAAGCCCGTGATGTGGCTGAAAGACGCGCTGGTTAATGTGGTGATGAAAAACCTGTTTCTGGCCGATGCCAGTGGTGTATTCGTTGATGTTTTTGCCTGGGCAGTGAACCTGCAGCGCAAGGCCGCCACGCACGCATCCGGCGTTATTCGTTTCACAAAAGACGATATTGATCGCACAGTTACTGTGCCGGCAGGTACACAGATCCAGACAGAGCGTATTAACGGCGTGATTTATACGCTGACCGTTGTCAGGGATACGGTTATTCCGGCAGGAACACTCAGCATGAACATCGATGTTTCTGCGGAACAGGCCGGGGCCGGCTTTAACCTCGCACCGGGGTATTACCGCATCCTTCCGGTGGCAATTGACGGCATTGCCGGCGTTGAGAACGATGAAAACTGGCTGACCTCGCCGGGGGCCAACGAAGAAAGCGACGACGAGCTGCGTGATCGTGTGCGCAATCAGTTTAATCTTGCCGGCGCTTATCACACCGATGCTGTTTACCGTGGATTAATTGCCGGTGTTGCCGGCATCAGTGCCGACCGCATCTATTTTCTGCATGATGCACCACGCGGCCCCGGCACAGCGAATGCTTACATTCTGCTGGATACCGGCATCGCATCCGAACCGTTCGTTGATGCAGTAAACGCATTCATTAACGATGAAGGTCATCACGGACACGGTGACGATCTGCGCTGTTTTTCCATGCCTGAAACACGCCACACCCTGACCGTGACACTCTGGTTGTATGCAACGCTGAACCTCAGCGATGAGGAGATTCAGACACTATTGCACAATGTGGAAAATCTGGTTCGCTGTGCATTTCGCGAAAACAGCGATTATGACGTTCAGAAAACATGGCCGTACAGCCGTTTCAGCATGTCCAGACTGGGCGAAGAGATCCACCAGGTCTTTCCACAGGTGGAGTCGGTTACGTTTTCCCTTCCGGATATTCTCAGCGATCTGGCCGTTCCCCGTCTGGAATCGCTTGCTGTGGAGGTGGGCGCGTGAAACTTCCGGAGATACCCGAATTTCCACTTCCCACCTGGATGAATAAAGGTGAGCCGTTGACGCTTGCACATTCATCGCATCGCTACTGGGAAAAGGTCTGGAGCTGGCTGACGTGGCCACTACAGCAGATTGATGTCGACACCTGCGCAGAGCCTTTACTTAACCTGCTGGCATACCAGCGCAACATCACCCGATTTAAGGGGGAGCCGGTTTCGTTATTTCGCCTGAGGGTAAAACACGCATTTATCAACGCTCAGGACTCAGGCGAACGCGCCGGCTTCGAGCGCATCTTTAAACGTCTTGGCGTGGGAGACGTTAAAACACTGGAGCGACAACTGCAACATGACTGGGACGTTATTTTACTGCGCATTAATGACACCCAGCTGAGTGAAAGCAACGCGCTGATGATGCAGCTCGTGCGCCAGTATGGCCGTACCTGCAGGCGCTATTTCTTTCAGGTGATCAATGCAACCACCGCCCGACTGACAGCCGGCACGTTTGATGGTCACTACCGGTACCACACAGCAGAAGCAACGGTGAGAAAGGACACCATCTGGTTAACCGCTTCACTACAGGCAGGACATTACGGCCTGTCCGTGGAGCATTACACATTACAGGCAAATAACGCATGAGTACGATTATTACTGAACAATACGAACACTGGTGCGCAAATCAGATCATCAGCGGGAAACCTGCGCGCCCGGATACATTTGTTTTTGCATATATTCCGGGACTGGATGAGTCTGCAGAGATCCCCCGCGACGAAACGCTCCCTGATGAAACCCTGATCCAGTATCGCGCACCGGTCACCCAGTACGGTCTCCTGTCACCGAATGCAACCGCATTTTCCATCATTCTGGATACCACAATCGGCGACTTCGAATACAACTGGATTGGCCTGCTGAACGAAGAAAGCGGCGTGCTCTGTATGATTGCGCACACCCCCTGCCAGCAAAAAATTAAAACCGCGAACGGTGTACAGGGAAACAATCTGATCCGCACGTTTTCCATGGAGTTTGACGGTGCGGCAGCAGCGATGCATATCGATGTCAGTGCTGATGTCTGGCAGATTGATTTCACTGCCCGCCTGGCGGGAATGGATGAAGCCCGCAGACTGCTGGCGTTTGATCACTACGGTGAAGCCGCTTTTCTGGAGGACGGTTTTCAGGTGAGCTATCAGAACGGCACCGCCATTGTTGCCGCGGGGATTGGTTATGTGGGAGGTTTGCGCGTCAGTCTGCGCGAACCTTACAGCCTGCGCGCAACGGTCGGGGACACCATCTGGATTGATGCAAGCTGGCAGGGATTTGTTACTGGCGAATGGAATACGGTTTTCACATTCAGCGCCCGCCCGGAACATGCATCCTACACAGACGGGAATGGCTTTCGGCATTTTGTTGCACCGCTTGCAAAACTGACAGCAGACGGCTCACAGGATTTACGTCCGGAGACACCCGACGAAGAACAAAGCAATGCACTGGCAGAACACGAAAAATCCCGCAGGCACCCGGATGCCACACTGAACGAAAAAGGATTCGCTCAGTACAGTAACGCCACTGACAGTGATGCAGAAGACCGTGCCGCCACGTCAAAAGCGGTAAAAATCGCAATGGATAACGCAAATGCCCGCCTTGCGAAAAATCGCAACGGCAGCGACATCCCCGACAAACCACTGTTTATTGAAAACGTCGGACTAAAGCCCACCGTTGATAAGGCAGAAGGCGCCGTTCAGCGAGGTGGCGATACCATGACCGGGGAACTGAAAATTCGTGACGTTAATGCGCTGAGGATTTTCGATGGCGCCTTTGGTCTGATTTTTCGTCGCTCAGAAGACAGCCTTCATCTTATCCCCACCACGGAAGGACAGGGTGAAAATGGCAATATTGGCCCTCTGCGTCCTTTCTCAATTAACCTGCGGACTGGTGATATTGCCATGTCACACAAAGTGACCACCGGTGGCGGTTCACTGGTGCATGGAAATAGTGTCGCAACAGGTGAATTACAGTCAGGCAACGGCTCTGCAAGGCTTGCGGCTGACGGTAACGTGTACGGCAGCACATGGGGAGGATGGCTGTCATCTTACCTGCAAAATAAAATGGGAGTACAGGATATGCGTCTTGGCGGTTATCAACAGATGGGCAGTACAGGCTCAAACCTGGCTCCCCCGGGTTATGTCAGTGTGGGTGGCTACTGCTACGGAGACTGGGATAACTCTGCCGACGGGTGGTTTATCCGCCCCCTTCAGAAACTGATTAATGGAACCTGGTATAACGTAGCGAGTATGTAATTATGTTGCACTTAAAAAATATTACGTCGGGCAATCCGAAAACAGCCGAACAATATGAGTTAACTAAAAGATATGGCGTCGAGTGGTTGTATGCAGAATCTGGTGAAAACTGGTATGAGATTCAGAAAGATTTTTCACCTGACACATTAAAAGTCGAATATCTGGATACAGGAAAAGTTACCTGGGTTGGCAAAGATGTTGCGTCAATTAACCCCAGAAACAGGAGCGTGATTGAAGTGACAGATAACACAGCTAACCGACGAATTGATATATCGGGTTACTGGTTTTACCGGGATGGTAAATTCATATTTGATTACGGTAAAAAGGCAGAAGATGAGCGAGTGAGGAAGCTCAAGGATGTAAGCCGGTTAACTGCTGACTGGGAAAAAGACCTGTTGCTGGGGTTAATCAGCGACGAAGATAAAGAAAAGCTGAGAGCATATCGTATTTACGCAAAGGAATTGCAGGTGATGGATTTTAGCCTGATTACGGATAAAACAGCGTATGCCGCGATCGCGTGGCCGGAGCTGTCGCAAACTATTAATGAGAATAAAGAATAATGAGCGCATTATTAACGAAAGCATTTGAAAAATGGATTGCAAAATGCATTGCCGGCAATTTACCTGCCCGGCCGGATGCCATCGTATTTGCACTAATGAATCGCGACCCCAGCCCGGAAGATAATATTATTCCACCGGAAAAAATTACTTATACCGTAAACAAACTCACCTACGGACAACTGACCCCAAACAGCATTGTATGTAGCGGTGCAGTCACTGAAGACGCCGAATTCAGTTATGACTGGATTTGTCTTGTTCACCAGGCAAGTGGCACGCTATGCGGTGTAATAAAAACTCCTGTTCACCACAAACATGTGGGGGAAACTCTTCTTCGTAATTTTGCAATCACTTACAGTGGTATGGCTCAGGCTGCACAAATCACGGTTCCCCCACAGAGCTGGCAGATGGATATTTATCCGGAACTGAAAACAATGCTGAAAACGGCTAACCACCTGTCAGAAATTGCGGCAGAAGGTGAAGAGGCGCAACAGGAATCCCGTGATAATCTGGGACTGAAAAATGCCGCCACAATGGAGCCGCAGAGTGATATTTACGACCGCACGGAAGGCCGGCTGGCGATACCGGGCGCATTTGGTTTTGGTCACATGTTTCTGCCAGGCGAGCTTATCCGGTTTGATACAGAAAAAGACCTCCTAGCATGGGTCAAGCAGGCAACGCCCGGAGAGTATTCTGTACAGGGGGCCAATGGTGTGTTACCCGGTGGCTACTGTGGTGTAATTAATATCCGGTTTCTGGAGGCGAACCGCAATCCACCAGAACCGCAACATATGGCAAAAGCCATTATTTTATACACCGTTAACGGAGATGTTTATTACAACCGTTACTGGCCTCTCAGCGGTGGTTATCTGACTGGCTGGGATAACCTGAAGACAAATGAGGCGTACTTCTTAACGTTAATCAACGCCAGAGCCACCCTGTACAGTCCGGTCTTTACCGGCGCTCCGAAAACCCCGACACCGCCTGATGATGCCACGGGGACAGAAATCGCAAATGCGGCGTTTGTCCGCAAACTGCTCGCTGCACTGGTGGATTCATCTCCCGAAGCCCTGGACACGCTGAACGAACTGGCGGCGGCGCTGGGCAATGACCCGAACTTTGCAACAACAGTCACCAACGCGCTGGCAGGCAAGCAACCTCTCAGTGACGTGTTAACCGCCATCAGCAATTTGAAAGCGCGGGCAGACAAATTATTGTGCTTTGATACGGAAGGGAATGCTTCGCTTTCCACACTGTCAGAAATGGCGCGCACTCTGCTGATGCAGGAAACACTGGCAGACATGCACACGATCCTTGAGCTTGGAAAAGCTGCCACACTGGAGCCGCAGGGTGACATTCATGACCGCACGGCAGACCGCCTGGCTATACCTGGCGCGTTCGGCTTTGGTCATATCTTTCTCCCTGACGAGGTCATCAGGTTTAACTCAGAAAATGATTTTCTTGCGTGGGTAAGGAAGGCAGAACCGGGAGAATATCTTGTTGACGGCAGCAATAAAATTATACCGGACGTGCTGTTCAAAGGAATGGTTCGTATTCGCTGGGTTGAGTCAGAGTATGGAGTGCCGAACCCGCGTCATACAGTAAAGGTCATTACTTTCTATGGCATTAACGGCAATATTTATCACAACCGCTACTGGACAAGTGGAAATGGCTATCTCATCGGCTGGGAATCACTGAAATTTACCACTCAGAACGTTATCGATCTTCTGTCAGGCATTGCTCCGGGAGCCACAGACGCCTGGTACGGCACAGGCAGTCTGGTGCTGGCCGCATACAGAGGAAGTGACTCTTCAGACCAGAATCGCCGGATAATGCGGGGTTATTATTACCCTGGCTCGCGTCTTAGCGCGGTTGAATTTAAGGGCCATTTCACCAGTAACGTGGCCGGCGTATACGACGGCAACGTATCTGCTTATTTTCGTGATTCAGGAGCAGGTTTGCCGGGAACGGTACCGGGCATTGTCTGGCGACATGATGGGATCGGCTGATACGTTCGGTGTCATGATTGGTTTGTTTATACGTACAGCATAGGTGATTTATGAAAATAAAAAAAATCGAAAACGCCCGTTATATCGAAAGTGGTGCAATTGACTGTGACGTACTGCTCGAGGGAATGGGCGAAGCACTGCCGTATACAGCGACGGCAGATGATACGGCGCCAACAGGCCAGAAAATCTGGCAGGAACTGCAAAGCGGTAAATGGGGGGAGATAGCTCCGTTCACTGTGACACCGGAAATACTGGAAGCAGCAAAAACAGCCAAGCGTCGGGAAATTGAAGCATGGCGCACAGAACAGGAAGCGCGGTCGTTCACATTCGAATGGAAAAAGCGAATCTGGGATGCCGGCCCTGTTTCAGTGGACAGATTGTCTCCGGTGGTGATGCTGGCAAAATCTGACACGGCACGAAGCGTTATGACATGGAACGACGCGAACAACCGCCAGGTGAAACTCTCCGTGCAGCAACTGGACGAACTGCTGACGGCAATGGTTCAGGCACAGGTTACCCGCAACAATGAGATTTATCTGCGCCAGCGGGAGATGAAAAACACACTGACTAAACTGAATAATCTCGCAGAAATTCGCGCATTTCAGGTGGGCAAGGCAGAATGAAATGGGAAAAGGCCATTCTGCGCCCGGCAGCCATGAACATCAGCTGTTCAGTGGTCTGCCTTCATCCGTGGTCAGAAAATACGGGAAACATTACACCATCCGGGCGTTATCTCAGTCCGGACAATGCGGTATCCGCACTTTTACCGTACCTGACAGAAAGCACAGAAAAGGACGTTGTGGCGCTGTTACTCTGCGCCCCGTCCGCTGACGAATTTTTATCACTCGCCAGGCAATTTTCAGGTGCATTTCCGTTGCCGGAGGTGGGGCGAATGTCCCGCATGATCTCCAGCCAGCTTTCGCTGGCCATCAGCAGAATGCAACTCCCCGCCAGGCCGGCAACATCACTTCCGGAGCCGATAACGCTGTCAACACAGACAACCCGTGGCATGACACTGGCGGCAACCATTGCGCAGGCAGCCACCCCAGCAGCCACATCACCGGAAACATTGTCATCGTCACTTCATCAGTTCAGGGAAGCGAGAGATAAAATTTTGCAGGAAATTGCCGGGCGAGAGACAGCACTCAGACAACAATTCTGTCCGGTGTGGCGTTTTTGCAACAAGGGAACACTTAATCAGACTGCGGCACTGATACAAAAAAACATTCCACACCCGGAGTGGGTTTTTACCGCCGTGATGCTGTTTGTCGGCGATGAACTCTCATCACTAAGGGAAGCACTACATGACCCAGATAATTGTTCTTGCGCTTGACGGAGAGGCCATTCTGCTGCGCAACATCACCGTCAGTGCCACCATGCAACTACCGGATAAAGACATGTCCGGGCAGTCAACCAGCACCACAAGCGCTCAGCAGGGAAACAAGGCAAAAGAACTGCGCGTGTCAGGTGTCATTGATTTTAACGATGAGGCCATTCTGACCCGTATTTTTCAGCTTGCCGAAGCAACTGAAGGTAACGGGGCCAAAAAAACATACCGCATCGCCAACGCTACCGCTAAGGCGATTAATATGCGACAGGGTGTTTTTTCCGGCGGCATCGATGCCACGGAACAACAGGGCAAGATGCACTGGCAGGTCACCTTTACCCTCAGAGAAAAATTAAGCGTACCAGAGAAAGCATCTGCACGTAGCGGCTCACAGAAAACAATTGCAAAACAGCAAACACAGAACGGCAGCGAACAGGTGCCAGACAAAGGCATGAATACGCAAAGTTCATTCTGGAAAAAAATCAATGATGCCGTTGGCTCTGGTCTGGATGCTGTTGGCATCGGAAGCGCGAAAGAGGAAGGGAAAACATGAAATTGATACAACGCTGCATGATCAATGGCGAACAGGTGGAAATTGCCGATATCAGCCTTGCTCTCACCCTGAATGCTGCCGGTCGCGGCTTCGTTTCTGTTAACAATCTGTCACCAGAAAAAAGCCTTGCCGGCGCAATGGTGCAAATCGATCTCGGCCGTAATGGTGAGGCCTGGCGCTATTTCTCTGGCTACATAGAACGCGATCAACCGGCCGAAAATGGCTCACGTCGCCTTTTTATCCGTGAAGCAGCTGCTGTGCTGGATTTTGATTTCCCCTGCTCCATGCAACACCCGACGTTGCGGGATGTGCTCGATAATCTGGGGCGACAAAGCGGTATCGTTTTTATCACGCCAGATGCGGATTATGTCAGCACACCAACTCCCTACATCACCCACAGCGGCAGCGGGACGCAGTTACTCAGCCAGCTGGGGCGCTCATTCAGTATCAGCGATTACGTCTGGCACCCCATGCCGGACGGTTCTGTATTTGTGGGAAACGCAGCTGATTCACGGTTTGCCAGCATTACCATGCCCGATATTCCGCAACAGTACACACTCGGGCAAAGCGGCGGAAACAGCATCGACATCATGTTCATGGAAACCGTGCGGCCGGGTGTGAATCTTCCGGCCGGGCGTATTACCCGTGTAGCCCTCAACAACGAGAAAATGACACTGACATGGGAGCGCCTCACCGCCACGGGTAGCCCTGTTTCCAAATCACCATTGCGCAGACAGATGGAAACGCAGTTTCCGGAACTGGCCAGCGGTACACTACACACCAGACTGGCGCGGGTCGTCGCACCAACGGAATCCGCCACCCTGGGCGATGTAGCCGACAGTTTCCGCCCACGCTACGCCGTGGACGTGCAGCTGCTTGATGAGAACGGCAACGACAAAAGCGATACGCCTGTTTACCCGGCAGTACCGCTCCCTGTCCCGATGGCTGGTAGCGAGGCGGGATGTTTTGCCTACCCACCGGCAGGCACCATCGTGGAAATATCCAGTATTGAAGGCCGCCCGGATAAACCTGTCATCAGGCAAATCTTACCTGCCGGACATAACCTGCCTGATGTAAAGCCCGGCGAACAGTTGCAGCAACAGCGCGCAGAAGTGTTTCAGCGTGTCACGACTGACGGAAGCTGGCACAGGGAAACCGACCAGCAAATCAGGGAGCATTCTGCCAGGCGAACCATTAACAGCGACCAGGAAGAACGCACAACAACAACCAGAACAACAACAGTCCAGGCAAACGACATAACCAGTGTTCTTGGTACCAGCAAGCTGATGACAGGCCAGACAGAACACCTTACTACCGGCAATTACGCGATCGCAGCCGGCGAACACATCCAGATGGTGGCGCAGGATTTGCTGACTAAACTTAAAGGCGCAACGTCAACGATTGAGCACGACCTGACTGAAAACGTGGGAGGCCGCAGAACATGCAGGGCGGACGGCGGTCTGGAGTTTACCGCCCCGACAGTGTTTATTGGTCGCAGCGGCTCGCGGGAAAAGTCCGGGCTTAACCTGCTGACGTTGCTGACTGATATTCTGGACCTGATTCAATTGCTGGCCACACATACAGCAAACCACACCCACAGCAACACTGGCGCACCGATGAACAGCGGCGAACTTGCCGCAGATGCCCAACAGGCCACGAGTCTGCGTGAAAAATACGGCGACCTTATCGCCTGATAACCCGACATAAAAGCCACATAAACGCCCCACCACACAACGCACGGCTTCGACCGTGCGTTTTCATATCCACCACCTGATTAATGCGTTCTGCATACCATTCTGGCGCTGTATGCACATACCGCGTAAACGGTGTGACGTAAAGCGTGAGGTGACGTAAACCGCGCTACCCCCTCCAACCCGCGGGTTTCGTGTCGAAACACTTTTTCAGTTTTCTGCCGTGCAAAAATGACCGCCAGCCCGCGCAGCGACTGAGGGAAAAGCGAGGATCTGAAATTTCACGCTTTGAAATTTTTTGCAGTTTTCAGAGAGGTTTTTACGATCCCATAAATGGCAGGAGAAAGAAAACAGGCTGATATTAAAAGAGTTTTCATACTTTACGTGAGACAGGACACGATCGCGAAGGGATCACATCAAACAACCATCAAACAAAGAAGCCAGACGCGGCGCGGCCTGCACAAAATCAAGAGCCAGAATTAAACTGAAAAAAGGATCAATACCGCGCCTCGATCGCACATGACGATCTACGCAGCAACAGGACGAAAAAAAACCGGCGCGAACGCCGGCGGAAGCATGTATCAAATGCGTGACTGAATAATGTCTGCGGTCGGGAATTTTACATCAGAAGGCTGATAAGTCTCAACGGATTGAAACAAGGGAAAAAACCAGGCTAGAATTCGCGCGGGTGCCTTTCGGCTGATGGCTGGAGGGAATACCTGAAGGCCGGATGTGGAAAGGCCCCGAGTCAACTTTAACGTTAACCCGAGGCCCTAGCCATACAACCTTCGCAAGTCGTAGGTTAGCGCCTCTCCGAAAAAGGAGCAAGTGCTATGTCGCAAAAATCGCTAATCGCCATCACCACACTATGCGTGACGGCAATCCTCATCATCTGGATGTTGCAGGGTTCGCTCTGCGAGATACGGATGAGCTTCTGGGGAGCGGAGTTTGCGGCGTTCTTACAATGTAGACAGTAA